TTACAGTACCTGCTTTTGGTGATAAAGAGGATATTAGATATTGTGGTATTTTAAGGAGAGGTTCCCAAATTAGTGGTGGTGGTCAAACATTTGAAACTGTATATGACATTGATTTTGCGTCACCAACAAGTAACGAGGGTTATCCTAATAGATTAAAAATACCTAATTTTGACTCAAACAATAAATTAATTAATTATACTATTGTAAAAAGAGAAACGGTTGTGAACGGAGTTACTAAAGTTTTTAAACGAGTAATTACTCCTGTAGATGTCAAACCGTTTTTAGAGATATTCTTACCTGAAAAGAATGTTCTTGGTGTTACGAGTGTTTTATTAAAAGATGGAACACAATATGCTAACGTACCAAGTACTCAAGAATTTTTAGGTCTAAATAATAGATGGTACGAAGTAAGTGCCTTAGCCGAAGACAGAGTCTTTATCGAAGACCCTACCAAAGTTTCAGATAAACCAGGTATTAAAGTTGGTAGATATATCCAAGTTAATGATAAATTTATTACAGAGTATACCCCTGAAGGTTACATGAAAATGACTTTTGGTGGTGGTAGTCAATCTGCTGATGAACAACTACGTGAGTTTGCAAGAAATGGGTATGTTTTAAACCTTAATAAATATTCAAACAACTTTGCTTTAGGTAGTGTGTTGAAATCAAATTCAACATTATTTGTTCAGTATCGTGTCGGTGGTGGTACAGTTAGTAATTTAGGTGTAAACACCATTACGCAAATTGGTACCGTTTCATTCTTTGTTAACGGTCCATCAGAGAACGTAAACACAAGTGTTGTTAATTCATTACGTTGTACTAACGTAACTGCAGCTATCGGTGGAGCAAATTTCCCAACAACTGAGGAGGTAAGGAACTTAGTTGCTTATAACTTCTCAGCTCAGAATAGAGCGGTAACTATTAATGACTACAATTCACTTATTAGAACAATGCCATCTCAGTTTGGTGCACCTGCAAAAGTTGCTATAACAGAAGAAAATAACAAGATTAAAATTCAAATGTTATCTTATGATGATACAGGTTCTTTAACCGAAGTTGTATCGAATACCTTAAAGAATAACGTTGCGAATTACCTATCTAATTATCGAATGATAAATGACTACATTTCTTTAGAGACCGCAAATGTAATTGATTTAGGTATTAATATTGATGTGGTTTTAGATAATAGTCAAAATCAGGGTGCGGTTATATCACAAATAATTAACATTGTTACTGAGTTTTTCAGTCCTTTGAGTAGGGAAATGGGGGAAAACGTATTTGTATCTGAGTTACGTAAATTAATACAGAGTGAGAATGGAGTAATTGCCGTATCAGACATTCAATTCTTCAACTTAGTTGGAGGACAATATTCTTCATCACAAACATCACAAAAATACATAGACCCTGTTACTCGTCAAATCGAATTAATTGATGATACAATCTTTGCACAACCAAACCAAATTTACCAAGTAAGATTCCCTAATAAGGATATTAATGTTCGTGTTAAGAATCTTAAAACGGTTAATTTTTCTTGATGATTTATTTTAGAAATTAATGGATTATCTTTTTGAAAATAGTATATAAACTATTTATCAAAAAAGATTAATATGTCAAATTCCTATAGAATAAGAACAAAACCAGGTGTTGATAGTTCAGTTAGAGTCCTAATTGACCAAGAGTTTGAGTATCTTGAAATTTTATCACTTAAAATATTACAAAATCAAATTTACACTCGTCAGTGTTCTGACTATGGGGTTATAGTAGGTCGTGTTAGTGTTAACAACGGTTTAGGTATCCCAAATGCCAAAGTTTCAGTCTTTATCCCATTAGAAGATATTGATGAAAATGACCCTGTTATTTCTGACCTTTACCCATACAAAACATTAACGGACTTAAACGAAGATGGTTACCGTTATAATCTATTACCGTATAAACAACAACATGGGGGTCATACTGCAACAGGGACATTCTTTACTCGTGAAGACGTTCTAACCAACCCAACACTCATTGAGGTTTACGACAAATACTATAAGTTTAATGCAGTAACCAACGAGAGTGGTGATTATATGATTTTTGGAGTTCCGGCAGGTTCTCAAACAGTTGTTGTTGATATTGATTTATCCGACATTGGTGAGTTTTCACTATCACCTCAGGATTTAATTAGAATGGGGGTTGCAACTGAAAATCAAGTTGCTGGTACCAAGTTTAAATCGTCAACTAATTTGAGGGAATTACCTCAAATTTTAACATTTAATAGAACCATTGAAGTTGAACCATTATGGGGACAACCTGATATTTGTAATTTAGGGATTACAAGAACTGACTTTGATGTTAGTGCTGAGACAAACATTAACATTACACCAACAGCTATATTTATGGGTTCTTTGGTATCAAGTAATGACGATACATATCTTAAGAAGAATTGTAAATCAAAACCGACCGCTGGTGACTTATGTAATTTGGTTACAGGACCTGGTGAAATATTAGCTATTAGACAAACTATAGAACAAGACATTGATGGTAGACCAATATTAGAAAGTTTTGACTTAGACCAAGGTGGACAAGTAATTGATGATAATGGTACTTGGATGATTGATGTTCCCATGAACATGGACTATATAACTACAAATGAATTTGGTGAAAGAATCATATCATCTGACCCAAAAGTTGGTGTACCAACAAAATCAAAATATCGTTTTAAAGTTAAATGGAATCAATCACCATCATTGGGTGCTGACCCAATTAAGAGGGGTTATTATTTAGTTCCTAATATTAAAGAATATGGGTGGGATATTGATGTCGACCCATTAAATGATGGTTCGGCCAGCTCCTCAAACAAAGAAGCAGCTGAAAAATCATACGCATTTAGTTTAGATTGGAGTGACTATGGAAATACTGGTACAACCATAGGACAACAAATGATTCAAGAGGCGATAAATTGTGAAGATAGATTCTTCGAAATGTCGTATAACAAAGTTTACACAGTTTCACAATTAATATCACAATATAGGAAAGGTTACGGTAATTCTCGAATCATTTCAATCAAAGATATTTTAAATTCAGAATGTCAGAGTGAAAATAATAAGTTCCCAACTAACGACGCGGTAAGACAGTTTGATATTATATTCTTACTATTCCAAATATTTTCATTCTTAATGTTACCTGTGATATACACATTGGTAATTTTATCACACGTGTTAGCCTTCTTATTATTATTAATATCACCAATATTAGCTATATTGGCGGTCGTTGTGTTCCCATTTGTTTTGTTGGTTTGTGGAATTAATAATGTCTTAGCTAATTTATTTCCAAATAAATTTGACCACAAAGATTGTCCTAATTTAGATGATTTAGGTGATACAATTAATAAAATTTTTAATTTATATAAATTATTCACCACTATTCAGGTACCTAATTTAGCATATCCTGATTGTGAAATGTGTGACTGTGAAGTTGGTGTACCTACTTCACCCGAAGAAGAGACAATAGGTGCTACAGGATTAGAGTCAGCATACGCGGAGGCTTTAAATAATGGGTCTAACGCGGTTTTAACACCTTTGGAAGTTGCTGAAAGTTATGTTGAAAATGACTCCCAATATATTACTGACGGTAATAGTTATGAGAAGTTATTTGCAGGTGCCCTTATGGGTGTTTCAGGGTCAACTAATTTCCCATTAGTTGCTCAAACAAGAGCACCACAACCCCAAATATTAAACACAGGGAATACCCTAACAAGTATATTCACATCAAGTTTACCGATTTATGAACGAATTAATTTATTCAACACTAAAGCGAAATACTTTGATAATTCACCAACAAACCCTGGAGGTGGTGTAAACCGAATAAAAGTTTCATTTAATACCGCAAACAATGTTTATCACTATGACAATGTTATTGTTTTAATGGTTAGACCTGATAATAGTAACGTTTATCAATCTGGTAATATCGTCACATTCCAACAACCGTCATTAAGTAGTGATTCAAACATTACTGGTTATACTACGATAAATCAATTTGGAACTACAAGTATAACAGGTACAACAATTAATAATTCTGGTGGTACAATAACGGTCCAATACGCGGATTATAGTAACCCAAATAATTTATTAACCCAAACATATACAAGTCAACAAAATCCAAACGATTCTGTTTACGCAAGATTCCCTATGGATATTGAGTATTTTCAGGTTATCACAGGTATGACTTATTCAGACTTTGACAATCAATGTAGTACGACACCAAATACTAACTCATTAAATGAAAGATTCTTAAAGAACACAATGAATGTTTATAAGTTCACAAGAACTGATTCAACAATTAGCTGTGGTGTAGGAATTTCAAACTATTTTAATTACACTCAACAAAATCAATTGGTTCCACCATTAACCGCATTAACTAATTATGGTAATCAAAAAATTATTTTCTTAGTTAGAGGAGTTGACCCAAATACTACAAGACAAACTTGTTCTTATGATTTAAGTTTATTATTCGGTTATAATTCGTTTAATGAACCTGGATATACCGTAACAGGTCAATACAAATTAAATCATCCTGTTAAACCAGGTTTTAAAAATACTCAACACAATATTGGGTCTAACACAACTTTAGATTCATATAGTAACAATTATTTATATCACGATTCTTATCATTTCCTACCATCGTCTACAGGTAACGCATCTTTCAGTTCTTTTACCTCAAATATGGTATCGCATTATTCATCATTAGATTCGAATAATCTTGGGTTTGTACCACAGTCAGGTATGCCGACAGTTTCAACAGGTTTCACGGCAATTGTTAATGGTCTTAAAGTAAAATCTAATAACATGTATACTCGTGAGTATACAGATTTAACAGGTAATACCTACACACAAAATACAACAAACAATCGTGGTTATTTTGAAAATGAAATTGTTGAAGGTGGCAGTGGTTTATATGGTAATATGCCAACAACATACTCGACGTGTGGAAGTGTTATTGACTCTCTATTTGCGGCAAGTCCATTTTTATCAATTTATTACGCACCGGCATACTCAACATCCACTTCATTAACTTATGGGTTAGGTGGTTCAGGTAATCAAATTGTGATGAGGTCAGATAGATTACCAACTTCTAGTGTTAGACAAGATAACATAAACAACAGTTTCCCATTACAATCTAATCTGTATTTTTCGGTATTTGTTGTTAATGAAGACGGTACTTCAGTGTCTTATGTTAGTCAAAATCCTGTAATTGCTTCAGCAGCTTCACAAGATAACCAAGAAGACCAACCGAGCTCAATTAGTTCTGAATTATTCAATACTTTTAATTGTGGTAGTATGATACCTCTTGGTTGCTATAAAGAAGCACCTGACGGAACCATGTATATTGCACCTGAAGGTGATGATTGTTATAAAGCTTTAGGGGGTAAACCTAAAATGATTAACGGTTGTTACAATTTAGTATCATTTATTTTCGTATCATTACCGAGTGATATTGTATCAATTACTGAATGGTTATCAAGGTTAACAA